AAACTTACTTCTTAGCCCACGGTGGCGCAGACTTAGCAGCAGGCGCACCAGCAGACGGCCCAATAGGCTTGAACGGCGCAACCGCAGCCGGTGTCACCCCGCCTAAGGCGCGGTAGCCTTTGATCTCATTCCCGGCGTACTCACCAGTCTTGACCACCAGCTTGATGCCCAAGTTGCCGCCAATCAGTTGGTCGGTGTCGGTCACTTTGGCAAGGCCAATGGCTCGCATGATCTCGCCCAACTGCTGGCGTCCGATCTCTTCCGCCTTGGTTGAAGCATTTTTTATGTTCAGGTTTCCAAACACCACTCGCCCCTGATGGCTGGGGCCGGTGATGGTGTACTTGCAAGCAATGTACTTGCCGTCACCTGCCTTAGTGGCTTTGATCTCAGCGCCGGTAATGGTGGAGTTGTACCAACCTTCGGGCAGTGGCTCAAAGTTGGAAGTGCCTTGCGGCAGAGTGTCGAGGGTAAATTCTTCGTCGAGAAAGGCCATGATTAATCCTTAGTGATAGTAAAAGTGGGACGCCCAGGGGTGGACGTAATGGCACCAAGCAGCGGCCCGGTCACAGCGTCAGCAGCCGCGCCCCAAGCCTTTGCATTGATTTCTGGTTTCCAGCGAAAGAGGCTGGAAAGATGTTCAGACAGACCAGCTTCAGCGGCCAAGATTTGCAGTTTGTCGGCGTCGATCTTTTTGTTGATGCGGCCCTCGGTCTTGATGACGTAACCGTCGACAGCGTGTTTAACCGTGCCGTCAAGGTCTTTAGGGATGGCAAACGTCTCGACCATCAGGTCTTCCAGTTCCCGGCGCTCGGCCACCGCAATGCCTTCGGCTTTCTTAGCGTCAAGCCAGCGTTGGTAAAGTGTGTTCATTGGGTGTACTCCAGTGCTTGCAGTTTGCCGATACGTTCGTTGATTTGGTAGATTGACTTTGCAAAATCATCTTGCGCTTTTTGTTTGAGAGCCTGCAAGGCTGCGATCTTTTGAGCGGTAGGATCGTAGTTTTCAGGCGCGTCAAACTCAACTTCTTGTTGACCGACATAAGTGCGGTCTTCGGTGTCATCCATCTTGAATGAGGCAATTCTGTATTGCCCTTCTTCTTCCCACTCAAACTTTTGATAATGGACATGGGCCATGATTTTGATTTTCATGCTGCACCCCCGATTTTGTTAATGATCTCGCCCAGATCAGGCGCTTCCCAGCCACCCAGCTTGCCTGACCGATCCTTGGCAAGCCACAGGCCGTCGCTGTCGCACATCAAAGCCCGTTGAGTGTTGCCCTCGGCATCTTTCTCAACCCGCAGCGCCAGCACTTCATCAAAGAAGTAAGGCAATGCTTGGCCGGTCTTGATACCCGGCATTGAGGGCGAATACAGCACCCGGCCCATTTCATCCTGCGTCTTCTCCAGCTTGGCGGTCATCAGAACATGGCGTCCGGGCAGGTCACGGAAGGCGCGGATGATATCGCTCATCTGTTCCTGCATTGCACCGTATGCCGCCCGTGGGTCTTTGTTGACCTTTTTTTCATGGTTCAGGCAAACCTCTGCAATCTCCGAGATAGAGTCCAGCGCCACTGATTTGTGGTCTGAATCCGTTACCCAAGCGTAAGCCTCACGCAAGTCTTCCATGCTGGTGATCTCCAGATACGGCAGGTCAGCGTCTTGGATAGACAGCAAACCCCCCTCGGCAGACAGAACCACTGGATGCGGTAAAGTCTTAATCAAGCTGGTCTTGCCAGCCCCTGCCTGCCCGTAGACAAGCAGCTTGACACCGTTGGCTGCAAGGCCGCCGGTACGTTTCAACGAAATAGCCATTTGGCTCTCCTAGTTTGCGCTTCCGTCTGTAACTCAGTTCGAAGCGTGGCTAGATCATAGCATAGTTCTGTGCTACAGTGTCAACAACTTTATGACGAAAGATGATAAATAAATGGCAGACCTCTCAAATATCCTCGGTGGTCCTTGGTCGCCGCCCTCTCAAAAGCACGTTGATGCGCCTGACATACAACTCAAGGACGCTATGTTGGCCGCAGGGTTAAAGCCACCGGACACCATCCACCTAGACGGCAAGTTGCACCGTTTTAACAGTGGCACCAAGGGCGAAAAAGGTCACGACAAGCCGGGTTGGTATGTGGTCTTCTCCGATGGCGTACCGGCAGGGCGCTTTGGCTGCTGGCGCTCGGGGTTTGAGTCAAGTTGGAAAGCAGACATTGGCCGCAGTCTGACGCCCGTAGAGGAAATGGCGCAGTCCCGGCGCTTGGCGGAGGCTAAGACCCAGCGTGATGCCGAGGTGAAAAAGGCGCGGGAGGTAGCCGCTAATACCGTTGATCTGATCTGGTCGCAGGCCGGGGCAGCAAGCGCAGAGCATCCCTATTTGCAACGCAAAGGCATCAAGACGCATGGCGCACGGATTACAGGCGACGGCAGGCTGATGGTTCCGCTGTACAACCCAGACGGCGAGTTGTCGTCCATCCAGTACATTGACCATCAAGGTGGCAAGCTGTATCACCCTGGTGGACAGACCGGCTCAATGTACTGGCTAGTTGGCAGCATGGATGACGCTACAACACTTTACATTGCCGAGGGCTTTGCTACTGCCGCCACCATAGCGGAGGTGACAGGCCAGCCCTGCGCGGTGGCTTACAGCGCCAGCAACTTGGTGCCGGTGACGGGAATTTTGAAGGAAGGCCACCCGACGCTAGACATTTGCATCGTGGCTGACCATGACGCTAGTGGAGTTGGGCAACGCTACGCCGAACAGGCCAGCGCAAAGTATGGGGTACGCATGACAACACCGCCAGTGCCGGGTGACGCAAACGATTACGTCCAAGCGGGGCATGATTTGGCTCTGTTGCTCAAGCCGCCTGCACCAGTGATGGACTACCTTATCCATGCCGACGGATTTTCAGCGCAGCCTGCACCAATCTCATGGCTTGTTAAGCACTGGATACAGGATAAGGCCTTGGTAATGGTGCATGGCCCCAGCGGTGGCGGCAAGACGTTTGTTACCTTAGATTGGATGCTGCACATTGCATCAGGCAAAGCCACTTGGTTTGGTCACAAGGTCAGACCCGGCAACATGGTGTATTTGGCTGGTGAAGGCCATCACGGCCTGCGCTCACGGATTGCAGCCTGGAAGCATCACAACAGCGTCAGCAACCTCAATATGTGGGTCAGCAAGTCGGGCGTAGACCTTAACACTGCCGAGGGTTATCTGAAGGTGGTGGAGGCCATACGGGCGCTTAAGATCAAGCCCGATGTGATTACGGTAGACACCCTGCACCGCTTCATGGCCGGTGATGAGAACTCAGCCCAAGACGCCAAGACCATGCTGGACGCCTGCGCTGCACTCATGCAAGAGTTTGGCTGCACGGTAATTCTGGTTCACCACACAGGCGTTTCAGAGGAAGCCCAGCACCGAGCGCGAGGCTCATCCGCATGGCGTGGAGCCTTGGACATTGAGATCAGCGTCATACCCGCTAAGGGCGACAAGTCTATTGAGATTGTGCAGCGCAAGAGCAAAGACGCCGAGATGGCCGCGCCGGTCTATGTTGACTTGGAGTCGGTGGCAATACCCGGTTGGCTGGATGAAGATGGCGAGGCCGTCACCAGTGCGGTGGTGGTTAAGGGTGAAGTGCCTGAGTCCAAGCAAAAGGATAAGTCACTCGGGTTTGCCGATTTTGAGAAAGCTTGGTGGTCATCAGGCGCGGAGGAGCGAGGCGGCGCACCTTACCTCACCAAGTCAGTGATGCGCGATTGGGCTGTTGCCAATGGCATATCAAACTTTCCTGGCGCAAAGGCAGATGGTTCACGCCGAAATCTGATTGATGGCAAGAACGCCCGATACATCATCAATCTGCTAGACGCCAAGCTGATTGAAGTCCATGAGAACGGCTGGATTGTGATTGACCCCGGTATAGCATCTGGAATGATGTTGAAGAAGTGACAGTTCTGTGCTAAACTTCTTGACATGAACAGACTAACCCAACTCAAAGCCAAGTTGAGGGCTGCACAAGCCGAACTTGCAATCCGCACCCGGACGCACAACAGTGCGAGTCGGGCTTACAACAAAGTTACGGCACACATTGCCGAATTGGAAGCCAAAATCAATGCTTACGAAAAAAAGGTGTGACGAGTTATTTGAATACCGACACGGTTTTCTTTATAGAAAACAAAAAACACGCGGCGCTTTAATTGGCGCAATTGCTGGCAATCAACGTAAAAATGGATATTTTCATGTTCGCGTTGACGGTCAAAGACAGTTGTGGCACAGAATTATTTTTGTTATGCATTTTGGCTGGAAACCTGAAACTGTTGACCACATTGATGGAGACCCAAGCAACAACAAAATAGAAAATTTGCGAGCCGCGACTAGATCACAAAATCAACACAATCGTCGTCAAAACAAAAATTGTTCTTCTGGCATCAAAGGCATTTCTTTTGTTTCTGATGGTTTGTGGTGTGCAAGATTAAATGTGCAAAAACAAACTGTGTTTAAGCAATTTTTTGATGATTTTGAACTGGCTCAATTTGCTGTTGAAGAAGCAAGAAGAAAGTATCACGGCAATTTTGCCAAACACGCTTAAGGAAAAATGCAATGGCTTTATCTTGGAGAAAGTTTCAAAGCAACCTGCCCAACTACAGTGAGGCCGACTTGTTGGCTTTGCTGGACGAGGAACGATTGAAGCACCGCAGAGTGTCCATGCTAGAGCGTATTCACCAACGCTACTGCACCTTACGCGCCAGCCGAGAACGGATGGAGATACTAAAAGAAGGAAAACGACCATGACGATAACGCAACAGTTTAAGAGGATGACCCGCCGACTGACCCCTGTTGAGATGGCAGCTACTGAACTTGCAGAGGCTGAACTGCACCGCCTGGAAGCCCACAGTGCGGTGGAGTACGCCACCAGTGTTGTGTCGTATGAAGACGCTAGGATTAAGCGCCTGCGTAAGTTCTTGGCAGATGCAGAGAAGACGGCATGACTGCTATCCCATCAAAGTATTTTGGCATTGGGCCGTACCGGGCTGAACAAATAGGGCCAGTTTGGTGGGCTGTGATGAATCGGCACGGCATCAACTGTTTGAATTTTCTGGAGAAGCCTGGTGCCGTTGTGACGACTGAGCCACACGCCAAACGGATAGCAGATGAGTGGAACGCCAGAACCAAACCATTTCCCGAGCGCATTGAAACCTATGTTGCGCCAGTGACCATTCCGATGACCGACGCCGAGATGGCGGCCTATGTATTAAGCCGCCGGTATAACTGGGAGACTAAACAATGGTCATGAACACCTGGCCCTTCCCCACTGAATTACCACCAGCCGTGCCAATGGGCAAGCTGCCTTTCAACCCGGCGAACCATGAGGACGCACCATTATGAGTGGCGGACACTTTAACTACAAGCAACACGTTATGCTGGACATAGCAGATAGCATTGGCAGTGAGATTCTGACCAACGACAGCACCGAGAAGGATGAGTGGGGCAACAACATCGGAAACCGTTACAGCCCCGAAACCATAGAAGAGTTTGAAAGGGCAATGGTCATACTCAAAATGGGCTACGTTTACGCACAACGAATTGATTGGTTGTTGTCTGGTGACGATGGCGAGGATAGCTTTCACAGGCGTTTACAGGCACAACTGAAGGAGTTGACATGACACAACCAGAAGCCTTGGCGTTGGCCGACATACTTGACCGCAGTGTTTTGCAGGCTCACGCAGATGCCGCCGCTGAACTACGCCGACTCCATGAGGCGAATCAGGAACTGCTGACGGCGTTAGAGAAATTAGCACGGTTGGGAAACGGCGACCACTACGGAAACAGTGAGGGCAACATGATTGCCCGTGCAGCTATAGCTAAAGGAGAAGCCAAATGAAAGACGATGAGATCGAAGACCTATTCGCATGGGGCTGGGGTGACACTGCGGTGGCCGTGGCTGTCTTGTGCGTCATTGCGGCGATTGGCTTTGTTGTGGGGTATGTGATATGACAGGATTTGAATCAAAGCGCCAAGCAGCGCAGGCCAAGCTGGACGATGACGACGACACGCAGGTGTATGCTGACACGCTGTTAATCGTGTACCAGCGAGGGTTTGCCGATGGCAAGGCAGCAGCAAACGCTATGCACGATCTTGCGCGGCTGGGGCAAGAGATAGAGCAAGAGCAAGCCGAGCCATGCGTAGGAAAAGACCCGCGATGCCCTTGTCAAGATGGTGATGCGTGTCATTACAAAGACTGCGTGGATACGAAGGCATTGCCAGTGCCAGTAGCACAGCCAGAGCAGGAGCCTGTGGCGTGGTATCACGATGACTTTGACACGTTAGAGTTGAGTCGCGTTCAGCGTGTTGGATGGAAGCCCCTTTACACCACCCCACCACAGCGCACATGGGTAGGGCTGACGGAGGAGGAAAAAAAGAAAATTGCAACGGTAGCGGGATGCACTGATGACGATGACGGACATATTGTCACGGAGATTTTTAGACTTGCTGAAGCTAACCTGAAGGAGCGCAACAATGATCACTGAAGACGATGAGTTTGAGCGTATCGAGCGCGAGATCAAATGGCGAAAAGAGAAAGCTGACGCCGAATTGATGGTGGTCTACTCACTGAGGCTGACCAAAAGTCAGCGGGTCAGGTTGTTGCAATTAGGCGGCCCACAATGGATAAGGAATCAAATTGAGCGATCTGCCTAACTTCTCGGCCTGGGAACGAGTGACTCTGGACAGGTTCGCCCTAGACGCCTACATCCGCCTTCAACAGCAGCAAGAGGCACTTGAGCAACTCAGGGGTGACCTGCGGGATGCTATGAACCTACTCAGGATAAAAACAGTGAGCGTTCGTCCTGTCGACGTTTAACTAATCCTGGCAAAACTTTACCGCCCCCCCTAGTGAACTTCAGGAACTCATCAGCGGCTTCTGCTTCACCCCTAAGAACCTTCTGACGGAGGGTGCTACGCTGTACGCCTCCCAGACCAAGGTTAAAGCCAAAACTGACAAGAGCATCATTTTGACCTTGGGTAAGTACCATAGGAAAAAGTTTGGCAATCCCAGTTTCAAATCGCTGGAGATCAGCACTAAGGATTCCATCTACTTCATCCTTGGAAAACGTCCGGTTATGTTCTGGATGCAATGAGTAAGAGTCTCTTTGATCCAAAGGTAAACGACCCTGAATGGGATAGAGAACATGGCCTACTCCTATAGTCCAGAGTTGAGCAGGGCAACGGTATGGCTTGTATCTGACACCTTCATGGTGCTTGATCATGTCCTTGCACCGTTGAGAGACTTTCAATCTTTTCCACCTTTAAATGCCCTGCCACCAAAATGAAAGCTAATGATCGAAGCAAAGATCAATTGGGTATCGGTATCCCACAGTTTCTCAATCAGCACATCAAAAGAGATCCCATGATTCCAGGCATAGACAAACCCACCGATCTCAACAAAAGCAAACAGCAGGAAGAAACCGTATGTCAGCAATGGACGTACACCTGACCGTAGGTTGACCATCCACTGTGATG